TGCAAAGTATTAACGCTTTGATTAATACACCAATATCCATTTACATTACGGACATGCATGATACCTGCTTGTAACGCTCTCTCACGCTCTTTTTGCTTCATAACGTACTTATACGACTGATAGCCTGTACGTTTAAAAGTTAGTGGAGTTTGAGGTTGTCCGCCAGCAAGTAAACCTGTGATTGTAGCAGCAAGAAATATTGGATTAAGATACTTTGTACCATTACCATCCTTACGGGTTACCTCTGGTGCACCAAATGTTGTAATAACCTGCTCGCTGTCGAAATACTTAGCAATAGCTTGAGATGAATCAGTATCTCCAAATATTTCAGTTTCTTCACCACCCCCTGGAACTACCATAAATTCTGTAAATTTAGCTGTATTCTTTAAGAAAGTGAATAACTTAGCATTTGTAGCAATATCAACTCCCTTATTTACAGTGAGATTGGTACATAAAAAGAAAGAAATATCTAACTCTGATATAGCTTCAAGAACAGCGTCATACGCTCCATCAGCGTTGTAGTCAGATGTACCGCCAGTTGCAAGAACTTCATTAACCGCTACAATATTAGCGTCAGTATCATTCTTTTTACTAACAATAAAGTTCGCAATAACATATTTATTTGAACGACACCAATCATAGAGTTCGTTGAATTTTGTAAACTCTTCTGACTCTGTTAAAAGATATGCTGGTGCGTTAGCCAAATCCTTTGCTCCATAAGGCTCTCCAGCATCGTCCGAACCTCTAAACGACCCCTTATAAATCTGAAGTTTGAATTTTGACTCATCATAAACGCCCTTTACTATCTTTGCGCTGTATCCTAACTTTAAGACATTGTCGATTTTAACGCCATTACCTGCAACACCCTCATTTTTACAAGAAAGTATTAAGGTATTATCACCGACAGCAATCTCTATCTTTGCCGCTGTAGTCTTAGCCGCACGAGCGTAATATAATTTAGGTGCTCCATTGACACCTGCTCGTGGCGTAAAAATCTTTTCGGCTAATGCGCCTACAAGTCCACCGCCAACGAAATTCAAAAAGTCCTCATAATTATCAAATTGATAAATTGCTGATGAACCGCTTGCAAATTGCCCTTGAATACCAGCACCTCCGCTAAACTCATAATTTCCGTTTTTACATATACCGTTGTCGATAATCATAACATTACCAAACTGCGATACGTTACCTACAGATGTAGGATTGTAAACAGAAACAGCGTAAGCACCAGGTTCAATGTAATTTTTACCATGGAAATTTGTTACTGTTGCCATATTTTATATGATTTAATTAAAGAAATAATCTATAATGTATATAGTTGTATTAACAATCAATCTTTATATTTTACACTCCCCCGTGAGCTGAAACAGATTTAACTAAATCTTTTAATAACAATTGAGGTACGACCAATTCATACATAAAAGTTATATTTAGTACACGATGAAAAATACCGCTTTGCATAATATCATCTTTGAATACAATATCATTTCCTGAAATTGTTGGATTTAATAATCCTTTTAATGAAAGGTGAGGCACAAGCGCAATTAGAGTTGATTTAAGTACATTGTAAACCAAATTTATTTCGCTGCTATTGGTTCCGCTTATCATTATCTGGTAAGTAGAGTTGAACGACTGAGAAAGTTTCTCTTGCACCACGCCATTGACCATTTCTGTTTGATAACCCTCGTCCTCTCCTATCGTTACTATCGATGTTTGTTCGCTTGGCAGTATAATATGTAATGAAAGATATTTAGCTACTTCAGGATTATAGCCAAAACTAACATTAAGGTTTTGTTCACTTTCGAATACTTTTTTAGCTTGATCGAAATACTTATACCTATTCATCTTTATAGGCACATTATCTTCGTCAAGTCCTAATAATTTATAAAGCCAAGACTTTTCTAATTCATTGCTGTACTTCTTCAAGTCGCTACGAATAAACGCTATTATCTTTTCAAGCGTATTGTATATTATGATTTCTGGGGTTAAAATTCCGCTCATGATATTGTATCGTCTAAAAATTGAGCAATTTCGTTTTCTACTAATGTTTCAACATCGGTTTCTTCAACCGCCTTATCAGATAAATGACGTGCTGTAAAACCTTTATGTATCCAAGATAATGGGTCACTATTCGCTCCTGCTCTACGAAAATTTACATACGTGTTTTGAGTAGTCTTTCCGTATGCGGCTGTCTTCTTCATCAATCCCTCGTATATTGAAGACTTATGCTGATATGAACCATAGCTTAATTTATCATTCTCATATATCGCTTCACGACTTTTAGGAACATCATATGGACTTGGTATCTCCGATGCTGATAGCGGTATATTACTATTTCTATGAACCATTAAGTCGTATATTTCTTGAGGCATTTCTCCAGCAAAACCAGCTTGTCCTACTATTCCTGGGGTACCTATTCTGAAAGGAATTGTTAAATACCAATCTCCTCCAGGAGAAACAAGCCTACCCTTAGCGTTATACACAGGCACTGTATATTTAACATACTTAGATTTGCTAAAACCCTCTTTCAAATCGTATGCAGATGCTCCGTTTTCAATCATTTCAGGCAAAAGTCCTGTAAGAACTATCTGCTTTGCAAATCTTCCTTTATCTATTACATTAAGATTTTGAAGATATGCGGGTAATGTTGAATGTAATTCTTGTTTTGCTAACGCTTCCCACTTCTTATATATCGTTGCTGTAACCGCCTTAACGCATATCTCAGTAAGCTGCTCAATGACTTGAGCAGAAAGTCCGAACTGAGAAGAAAGTCCTGAAAGATCTATTTCTATTGGCGCTGGCATCCGTTATTATTCTTTTACTGAATTATCTATTAGTTCTGATGAATATTTTTGAGAGTCAAAGATGAAATGCGCCTTGCGTGCTAATATGTTTATGGGCATACTCCTTAAAGCTTCATCTGAAAAACTACATTTACGTTCTCTTACTTTCATTAACTCTCTATTAGCATCGATGACGTGGTAAACTGGATAATATGAATATCGTATTGTTATTGAAATCTCAGGATGCTTTTGATTAACATCTTCTACAGGTACAAATTCTTCTAATGATGAATCAAAGACTATTCTATTACCATCCACTCGATACATATTTTTAGGCACTGGTATAAGTTTCGTTGTATCTCCAGCGTATAGAAACATTGACGTTATTTCTAATGGCTCATAAATAGGATACGATATTAATTCATCTTTATAGAAATTAGGCTTGAGAATTTCGCTATAATAGGCTTCAAGTTGAGTTAGAATAATTCTATCCATAAACCCTAATTTATCTGATGCTCTGGTTGTTATTCTCGCTGTACCACGATTTACTTCGCCTGACTGTTCAAATCTTTTTAAATTATTAAGACTTTGAGCAACTACTCTCGTTTCTCTCTTATCTACAAAGAACCAACCCCGTCCAAGACAGTTATGGCAGGTAGATTGAGCCTGTCCAGTAGCTTTATCTACGCAAGGACAACGCATAGCACGTTCTATAAAAGCTTCATAGCCATGGTTGTAGATTAATCCCTCAAACTTATTTACATCCCAACCTACTTTCGGCAAATCTAATGATGGCGGTGTTTGAGACGTTACAACGTGAGCTGTTAAAATACTCTTTTCCATAACTATAAGACTTCAAACGTAAATCCTCTGTAAATACTCTTCATGCTATCCATCATTGATTGAATATCGTCCATGTAAAGCTGAATTCTATCACCGAACATTCCATATTTTCCTCCTCTTGAAAGCGGTGTTGATTGAGAAACTCCGTCTAATGAAACTGTAATCGAAGATAATCCAACTCCATATAAATAACTTCCTATTACAGAAAGCGTATTGATAGCGGCATATTTTCCGATTAAGTCTATTAAATCTTCTGGCGTGTTATCGTCATCCCAACCTGTAATATATTTCAATCTCCAATAATTAGGTATATAAGTTTGCCCAAACCAACCTAAATGAGGACTTATGCCGTTATAGATTATTGAGTTTTGCGACATCTTCGCTCCATGTACGCTTGAACTATTCGGTATCAAATGCACATTTCTATATATCGCTACAGATGCTATACGCTTTATAACCAACCATTCATGAGGATAATCCACCTGACACGCTTCATTTATGTATCCTTTTAAGCTATCAATATAAGCAATAGGATACATTGCTCTAACATAACCCCAACGATTAAACTCTTCACGCACAAAATCTCGACTTTCTTCTATAACCTGCTTTTGCAGCTTAATGCTGAAAAGGTTTTCTATACGTTTCTGAGCTGCCTCAATTTGATGTTTTATAGAACTTGGTGCTATCTTACGTCCGTCGGTTGTACAAACTGGTATGCCGAAAAGATATTTTTCCCGCAATTCAGTTGGACTAATTACCAACCCCTCATTCTTATTGTATGTTATTTTAAGTCTTAAACTCGGCATGTCAGGTGGATTATTAAATGATTATTGCTCTACTTCTTCAGATTTATCTTCGCTATTAACTTCATCAGTAGGCTCTACTTCATCCTTAGCAGTAGTTTCTACGCTATTAGAATCAACGTCTTCTACTTCTTCAGATACTTCGTTAAATTTCTTAATTAGATAACCAGACATGAGTTTTTGAGCAGCCTTAGTGTTCTTAGCGAACTTACTCCACTCTTTTTTATCATATCCTGCTTCTGTAGCAATAGAAATTAACTCATCGAGCGGTGCACTTTTAATCTTATCTAAAAGCGAATTTATATCAGAACCATCTACTTCATCCTTAGCAGCAGTTTCTACTCTATCAGCATAGTCCCAATCGTGAGTATTATTAACAAGAACGTTAGCGCAAGCTTCAGAAACAACCGCTACTCCGTTTTCATCTACTTCAATTGTACCATCATAAGGTACTGACAACTTAATGTTCTTTATTAAAGAACTTTTAGCTTTAATCTTTATTTCCATTTTTACGATATATAAAAAAAATAGGAGATGGGGTTTGAGAAAACCCTACCCCCTATTTAAGTTAAACTATATTGCACTAATTACTTATGCAAGGTGCCGATATTTATCAAGCGTACTAACTTCTTAGGTGCATACAAGAATGGAGTACCATAAAGTAGTATCATGAAACGATAAGCTGGACTCAACATAGCTAAATCCATCTTCATTAGTGGAGCAAGCTGAGCGAACTCAACAACTTCATTATCGAATTGAACTAGCATAGCTTGATCGCAGTTAGGCAACCATCTGTTAAGGTCACGAACGTTACCAGCACCACCTCCGTCATAACCACGAGTTACGTCATCAAGACTTACCTCAAACAAAGGATAGAATTGAGAATCCGCAGTACCATTTTTATAAGTACGATAGATACGATATGCAGTTGCTTTGTTCAAACCACCGCCGTCTGTAATCTTTATATCAACAGCACCTCCCGATACTACTGCGGTTGCAGGTGTGACGATAGAAAGTTCTGACTCACCGAATCTATTGATAGCGGTAACAGCGTAAGTTACATTGCCAGCATCGGTTGTACCCCATTTAGAGTTAGCATCAGCAGCTACAGCTGTAGCTACTACTGTAGGTTTAACAGGTGCCTTATCAGATGTCTTAACACTAGTCTTAGTTTTAGCAGGATTCTTCTTAAAGAATACATCTTGATTCAAACCGATTGGACCAAACTGACTTTCGAACTGACGAACTCTTTGACCCATTACACCATCGGTCAATGCGTTAGTGTTAGGCATGATAAACTTGTTACCATAGAACTGCTTAACAAAACCGCTTAATACCGCAGGTGCGGCATAGAGCTGTGTAGCCAAACCATAGTTTTCAACAATAGTATTAGCACCAGTTTCGATTGCATCCTCAGTCAAAGCGTTACCACGTAAGTCGATTACGTTTTCTGAGTTCATGTAATCGTTGTGATTTGCCCAAGCGTCAGATTGCTCTTGTTGAGCTAAAAAGCCGTTAAACTCTAAAGGTATCAGTTTTTCGTTACCAAAGTATAAAGACTTAGTAAGTTTACGCAAAATCCAAAGCGTACCATCTTTAATAGTCTTTTCGATAACGTTACCAATCATGGTATTAACAAGCGTCATTTGATGGGTTACAGACTTGGTTACACCAAGATACTTAACCAACTGCGCTCTACGAACATATACGCTATCTTCCTCTTCAGGCAATTCACCCTCAGCGTTGAAGCCACCTCTGTCCTGACCATAACTTGTCTGTTGATTGTATTCTTCTACAGTGTTATATGCAGGCTTCTTTGGAATGTCTTTCCAAAGGCGAATGTCACTCTCACGAAACGTGATGTGTTTCAAAGTTTTTTCCAAACTCTCAACCTTGAGTGCTGCACCAGACGCATCAGACATATTGTTAGTTTCACGACCAGTGATTTCACCAGCACTCAACGCCTTATTAAGAGCGTCTACGTCTTGCTGAGACGAACCATGATAGCCGTTACCATTGTAGCCATAGTCCGACAAATTTATTGATAATCTTTCCATATTATGATATTTGAAATAAAATTATTTAACAATTTCTACACCAAACTCGCTCTTAATTCTTGAAATGATATTAGCTGGCAAGTCCTTTGTTGCTTCAAAGTGCATACAAGCTTTAGAGAACTCGTCATCATAACCGCCTTTAGCGAATGTTGCTTGGTCAAGTATCTCAGCTACAGCTGAATGATTTTTAATGCTAACACGATTTCCTGCCTCGTTACCGCCCTTATTGATTTCATCCTCTATACCTTTATCGAAATTTCTTTCGACAGCCTGAGCATGACGAATAGAACGTGGTGCAGCACCTCCGCTACCATACCTTTCTAAACGCTCACTTAATTCTGAGATCTCGTTTTCATAACCCTTGATAATTTCTGATTGTTCGTCAATCTTTTCATTAGCAAGTTTCAAGCTATCAATAGCTTTTTCAAGATTTTCAGATTGAGCCTTAACCATTGTACCAAGTGCCTTAATGTACTTAGTCTGATTAAGATGAGATACTGCTACAGCCTTTTCAATCTTATCGAAACGACCGAACAAATTACCTTTCTTTATATTTTTTGAAGACTTCTTCTCAGTTTCTTCCTCTTCAGGCTCATCACCATCTGTTTCGTCAACTGTAGTTTCCTCTTCAGGCTCATTCACTTCTTCCTCTTCTGCATCTTCGGTTTCTTCCTCTTCACGTTCTGCATCTTCGGTTTCAGCATCAGCCTTAGCAATGAGAGAATTGCTAGCATCCAATCCTAACGCATCGTAAGCTTTTACAATATCCTCATTAGTAATTGACTTCTTCTTTGCCATACTTGATATATTATGAATTAATAAATAAATTTCTTCCGCTTTTTCAATCTCTATACCTGGAATATCTTTGAACAATAATTCAAAAACCTCCGACTTTGAAAAAGTAGTAATTTTAACTTCACCATCAACGCTTTCTCTCTTCAAAGCAGAACCGCTTTCGGTATCTAAATCTTTTTGTTCTTCATCTTCATTTTCATTTTCATCCTTTGAAGAAATAGATTCTTTAGCAGTCGTCTTTACTTCTTCATCTTCAGGCTCATCAGATATATCATCAATATCGCCCTTAATAATGTTTGCAAAGGTTTTAGGATTTTTAGGCATATGAGTTATTGCCACGCCCGTGATGATTGCCTTAGTTATCTTCTTGTAATCTGGTGAAGATGGATTTTCACTCTTACGCTCTACCACCTTGCCTTCAATAGAGTAGCCTAATCTACGTGTATTTGAGTCAGCTTCAAGCGTCTTAGCTAAATTCCAAATATCTACTGCAACAGGAGAAGATGGGTATAACTTAGTTTCTATATATAAACCATCTTTTCTAATCTCAGCTTTAGTAGGCTCTCCGACGATAGTTCCAGGATTAGTTTTAGCTTGATGATGCCAATTAACTAAACCTTTCTCAATCAAGGGTTTTATGTTAAAACCCTTGGGGTCGAGAAATTCTCCATCGCTATCTTCATCTGCCGTTGAAGCAATACCTCCTAATAGCATTATTTCTTCACCAGTTTTTTCGTCAACAGCTTTCTTAATATCAACTGGACACCAAAACTTAAATTCGCTATTCATTATTCGTTTTTCTGTTTAATAAAACACTCTTGGAACTTATAGCAATATAATAATTGATAAAATTAGAGTATTGTTAATTAGACGACTTTTTTATTGTTAAGCAATTTACATCAAGACTGCTTATTGATAAAAATCTTGAAATTTCATCAGCCTTTCTCTTTACGCTCATATTGAAATAAGATTTAAAGATACCATTAGTAATGAGATATTCTCTAAAACCATCTTCTATATCTTTTATTCTTTGAGCCTTAATTAAAATATCTTGTATCCATGGTTCGCAATCCTGTAGATACATCTTGTCCTCTCCTGAGGTACCCTTACGAAACAAATCTTCTTGCCAAGGTTCAAGCAGCGGTAAATCCCCCTTAAATGGGATAAGATTTCCTGGCTGCTTTTCCTTTATTATAGTCATCGTGTCATTTAAGACATCAAAAAGAATTATCTTTTTATCCATATTTTTGTTAATCCATTGATGTTACAATTTTACTTCTATTTAATATCACGTTGAATCCGTGATTAGTATCGTTACCATTATGAACGTATATACCATCATAGCCTTTCATAGCAGCATAGATACCTAACAAAGACATATCATCACCTCTTCGTCTTGAATGTAGATTTCTTACTCTAGAATAAATATGAGAATATAAGTCGTCGCCCTTAGCAGCTGATTGAATCTTGTCATTCAATTCGTTTTCCTTAGTATAATACGCATTCTTTTTAGTATCAACATCAGATTTTAATTGATTGCTTATGACGTCTGACTTTTTCATCGCTGTATCTACCATCTTATTTACTCTACCAATATAATTAGTTTCCATGAAAGTCTTAAATCTTTCAGCGTGATAATTATAAGGTTTTGTCAAAGCGGTTTTACGCTTAATAGCGTTATTCTCCCAGCCGTGTCGTGTTATTGATAAAGTTGCTCCGCCTATCTTGAATAAAACATAATCTTTATTTTCTCCAATTTCTACTTTACCGCCATTATCAGTAACCCATTTAGACATACCCTTTACGACAAAGTCTTCGTATGATGGATAATTAGCTTTGTTGTTAGATGTTCTATTGCCCCAATCTGTATTTTCTATATCATCATACATTTCGGTAATAGATTTTTCATTGTAGTGCATTTTCTTATAAACATCATCACGCACTACTTTAGATACATTTTGAAGCTTGATTTCAGCATCCCCCCATTCTTTCTTTATCTTCTCTAATTCGGCTTGCAATTTATCAATCTCTTTGTA